GACGATCAACCCTTTAAACTAGACGAAGTAATTGTAGTCAAGGCGACTAGGAAACAAACAAAGCGCAGTCTATTCATGTTGAATACATGTGTGGGCCATGCCAAACAAATACTGGGGATGAATGACCCGTTTATCCTTACACCCTATCAACTCTATAAGAGGCTAAAACAGTGAAGGAGTTAGCGCAGGATTTGATTAGAGAGCTATTCGACTATCAAGACGGACAGCTACTCTGGAAGCAAAAGCCAAACAGAAAGATTGTTGTTGGCTCAAAAGCTGGCAGACCAAAAAGTAATGGTTATGAGGTAATCACAATTAATGGCTCTATATACCTTAGCCACCGACTAGTATTTTTATGGCATCACGGATATCTGCCTGAATACATCGACCATATTGACGGCAACAAGACAAACAATCGCATTGAAAATTTAAGGCAATGTTCGCTTTCTCAAAATCAATGCAATAAAAAAATAGGCAGGAACAACACATCTGGATATAAAGGCGTGTATTTCTCAAACCAAAACGGCAAGTGGCAGGTTGCAATACAATACAAAAAACGCAAGTATCATGGTGGCCTGTTTGATGATGTACATGAGGCTGGAAGAGCTGCAGAAAAACTGCGTAACTCTATCCATAAAGAATTCGCTAGAAACATTTAAGGGTTAAAATTATGCGTAAACCAAAAGCTCCAAAAAAGTCAGCGCAGGAAGTAGCGGTAGAGCGTAGACAGCAGATCATGCTCGATAAGGAAATCGAGGAACAAGAAGACCGTTTCCGCGCTATGTCACGTGGCAAGCTGGGCAAGGCCAGTCTGCTAGGCGGTGCACCTAGAACGCGTGCTGAAGCTGCAGGGCGTGGTGCTACTGCTGGTGGCGGTGCTGCTACTGGTGGCCGTACGTCTATGGTCGGTGGTATCTCGTCCATGTTCGGTGGTGGTGGTTTCTCTATGCCCTCGGGTGGCCAGCAAAGGTAAAAAATCATGCAAATACCTGAACACTTGGGGTCGTTTAACGATATCCTGACCCGCGAGAAGAAAGCGTTTGACGCTGAAGCCATGTGGCATACCCAGCTTTCTGACGTGTATGAATACTTTCTACCTCAAAGAAACCTATTCGACCGCGAAGATAAGGGTCAAAAGAAGATGGATCGTATATTCGATTCGACTTCTCTTACCGCTATTCAGCAGGGGGCGAGCAAGTTACAAGAAAACATCGCACCTATCTGGGCGCGCTGGGCAACATTCCAGCCAAGTGAACAGGTCATCAAGCTGTTGGAAACTGGCGACTATGGTGTAAGTGAAACCGATATACGCGAGAACCTAGAAAGCCAGGCGGAAATAGTCTTTGACTATATCAACCGTTCTAACTTCGGGACCCAGTTTTACGAGGCTGCTCTTGATCTGCTAGTCGGTACTGCTACTCTGCGGATAGATGAGACAGACGAAGACGATATGCCGTTTGTCTTTCACGCCATCCCGCAGAAGGGTATCGCCTTTGAGGAAGGCCCTTGGGGTACGATTGAAACCCATTGGCGTAGAATGAAGGTTAAAGCTCGATTGCTTGAGCGTATGTGGAAAGGATTTGAGCCAAGCGAGAAGATAGCTAATCTAATCAAGTCTTCACCTGATAACGAAGTATCAGTCCATGAAGGTGTTGTCTACTGTCCTAAGATGAAACGCTACTACGGCATGTTGTGGTGCGATGGTGAAGATTCTATTTCATGGTTTGAGGACTTTGGCGTCACTTCACCTTGGGTGACTGGTCGCTATACGAAAGTCGCTGGTGAAGTTCGTGGGCGTGGGCCTGCCATGCAAACACTGCCTGATGTTCGATCACTGAATAAGGCGAAAGAGTTTGTACTGCAGAAGGCTGCCATTGATCTGGCGGGCATGTATACCGCTACGGATGATGGTGTAACCAATCCATACAACATCACTATCAGCCCAGGGATCGTTATCCCTGTTGGTAGCAACAACACATCGAACCCGTCTATCCAGCGTTTAGACACTGGTGCCAACTTACAGCTTGCGCAGTTTGAAATCATGGAGCTGCAGAACGCTATCAAGGTCGCATTGTTTAACGATCTACGCGATCCGACTGGCCCAGTCCGTTCTGCTACTGAGATTGCAATCGAGTCTAGAGAGTTGGCTAAGCGCATTGGCTCTGCCTTCGGTCGCTTACAGACTGAGGTGCTTGTACCTATCTTAAAACGTGTTGTGTCTATCCTAACGCGTAGGGGATTGATTACCCCACTACAGTTAGAAGGCCGAGACGTTGATATCAAGTTTACCAGTCCACTAGCAAGGGCTCAGGACTCAGAAGACCTAATGGCTGTACAACAAGCCGTACAGTTTGTTCTGTCCACTGCTGGGCCTGAACAGGTGATGATGGCGTTTAAGACTGAAAACTTTGGTACATGGGCGGCTGAGAAAACAGGCATGTCTAGCGAGCTAGTGCGATCTGAGTCTGAGAAACAGCAGATTATTCAGGCTGGTGCTCAAGCTGCACAGATGAATCAAGGACAACAACAAGAGGCCGTATGAGCTGGGAACAATTAGAAGTAAACCAGAAAGACGCGGAACAAAAGAAGGCAGAAATCAGAGAGAAGCAAGTTGAGCTAGCAAAAGCGTATAGCCGCTGCTTTTCTACTGAGGACGGTTTTAAAGTACTGGAGGACTTACTTAACCGCTTTGTCATGGATAATGGCACAGACTTCAACTCACCTAACATTGAGTATGAGGCGGCTTATCACAATGGCGAGGCGGGTGTAGTTAAGTTCATTATTCACTTAACGAAGCAAGCGGAAAAACTATGACGAGAAAAGCTAAACCTAAATACGAGGTCGTGTGTGATCACGAGGACTGGTTGAAAAGCTCAGGCTTTAAGTTCGAGTGGTTAGATAAGTTACACGAACAATATGGATTCGATAAGTTCCAATACCTGCATAAGTTCCGTGCATTTAGATGCTACAAAGAAGAACAGCACTTGGACTGGATCGACGTGAATGACTTGGCGTTACTGAATGGTGAGCGCCGAATCATGGAAATCCTGCTGAAGCACCAGCAGGTCAGCCCCAAAAGGGCTGTTATTCAATATCCTTGGAGATAAGTTATGGATGATCAGGCCGTGGTAAACGATACCCTGAACGAAGGCGTGGGATCACTTGTTGATGCTGCAGAGCCTACGCTAGGGGAAGGTGAGTATTTTTTAACTGAAGGTATTAAAGGTACAGGGCAAGCCCCAGACTGGTACAAGGCTGATAAATATAAATCAGTGGCTGACCAGGCTAAGGCTTATACTGAGCTAGAGAAGCGCTTTGGTGGGTTTAAGGGCGCGCCTAAGGATGGTTATCAACCACCTGAAGGCATCGAGCCAGATGATGCTTTATTTGCTGAGCTAAAGACTTTCGCTGAAGAGACGAACATGTCTCAAGATGCATTCGATAGGGCGTGGGGTTTATTGCAAGCCCAGTCCGAAGCGGTCGAAGAAGTGTCTTTAGAAGCTGAGATGGCCAAGCTAGGCGACAATGCTACTGGCCGTATTAAGCACGTTGAACAGTTCATGAAGAACAATCTAGACCCTGAGACCTATGAGCGCTTGCGTTACGCTGTTAACAGTGCTGAGTCGGTCGAATTGGTCGAGGCGTTGATCAAATCCACTGCGCCAGCCAAGCTACCTATTGACGGTGTGGTTGAGCCAGGCGGTATTACTTGGCAGGCAATCGAAGCTGAGATGTACAAGAAGGATGAGAACGGCAACCTATTACGTTCCGTTGATCGCAACCATGAAGCTAAGATCCAGCGCATGATGCGTGAATACGGTGGAGACCGTCCTTATGTTCAAACATTTGGTTAGTTTGTTTTCTTATAACTAAGTGTTATTATTGATCTGTCGGATACCCGTTCTCGGCCTGACAGATTAATTAAGGTTGTAGGCTGACCGATCTGTCGGGCACTCAGTCGAAAACCTACAAAACTTTTATTTTAATTACTCGTTTTGAGGGTTATTCACATGAGTAAAAATCTATCTGCTGTAGCAGTTATTGAGTTTGACAGTATGGTCAAGCATGCCTATCAGGGCATGGGCCTGCTGAAAAGCGCTGTAACTGTACGTAACGGTGTTGTTGGCGACACCTACAAATTTCGCCGCATGGGTAAAGGTCTTGCTAACCAGAAGTCTACTTCTGATCTAGTAACTCCTATGGATGTTGGTCATGAGTTCAAGACTGCTACTCTTAGCAACTGGAACGCTCCTGAGTACACCGACATTTTTGACGCTGCCGAAGTTAACTTTGACGAGAAGCAAGAATTGGCTAACACCATTGCTGGTGCATTGGGCCGTCGTTCTGACCAGCTTGTCATCGATGCTATGGACGCTTCAACTCCTTTGACCACTGCTGTTGCTGCTGGCGGCACTAACCTTACTATGGCTAAGGTTATTGAAGCTCAAGTTCGCTTGCGTGATCAAGGTGTACCCAACACTGAGCTGTTTGCTGCTATTGAGGCACAAGGCTTGGGCGGTTTGTTGAATGACGAGAAGGCGACTTCTGGTGACTACCAAGCTATCAAGGCTTTGGTCTCTGGTGAGATCAACACTTTGTGTGGCTTCCAGTTTGTGATCATTGAATCACGTACTGAAGGTGGTCTGACTGAAGCATCTAACATCGTGGACTCTTGGTTCTTCCAGCGTCCTGCTGTTGGCTTGGCTATCGGCATCGACATGAAAACTGAAATTAACTGGATTCCTGAGCGTACCGCATGGTTGACCAACGGTATGTTGAAGGCTGGCGCTGTCGTCCGTGACGAAGGCGGTCTGGTTAAAGTTCAATACGACAAAACTGCATAAGGAGAATAGATCATGGCATTTTCACGTTCTGGTTTA